ACAGGTAATGTAAAATTACGGGTGTATATCCTTGTTACAATTAAGTCATGCTTTAGTGGCTCTAAGTCCAATAAATACAAGGCTTAAAATTCTATGATACAACTTGGTCGTATAATTAATAATCCGCAACAAAATCATTATAACAAAAATTGCCAACAAGTAAAATTAGAAACTAAAATCTAAAGTTGCGTTTGAGATTCGTTTGATTTTCGTTTGATTTTTTCATTTTATTGATTCTAACAAAGTGATTAAATCCCTTGCCATACAAGGCTTTTAACCGCTTTTCCTGTAGCTATAATCGGCGCCGATATGCTTTTATTTTCGTTTGAATTCGTTTGAGGTTCGTTTGAGGTTAACGCACTATCCTCTACTTTTTTAAAATTTAGATAAATTAGTATTGCATTATGTTAGGCAATGCCGTATAATATAATCAAAGGTTAGGCAATGCCACATAAACCAAAGGAGGAAAAGAAAATGAAAAAGTTTTGGTGTATCACTTGCAATGAAATTACACTTACCAAGGAAGATTTTAAGAAATTTAAAGACAAGGTTGTCAATGCAGACAATCTGACTGACTTCCTAAGCAGCCATGAAGCAAGGTTTATTGAGCCGTGTGAGGTGCTGGAAGTATACGAAACCAGAGAAGAAGCGGAAAACGAATTGAAGAATTATGAAGGTGTAAACTACGAACATGGTTTTAAATACAACGCATTAGATGAAATCGGATTGAGTGACGAAATCTACAACGCATTAGAACCGGACGAAAGTATCACGGATGTATTAGCAAGGGATGGAGAGAATTTTGGATCATACAAAATTGTTATGAAACCTTTTGATTTTGGAAAAGAAACTTACTAAGCCGAAACACCCCTTCCGGGGTGTCGTGGATAGGATAGCAACCTACCACCTGATGATGGCAAGCTAAAAGGAGGAATAAATATGAAGAAGTATGCAATTATTGAAGCAGAAGAAGTATTCAAAGGGCATAAAGGCGATATTTTGAATGACAGAAATTATACTAAATGGGTACAAGAACAAACACCTGTTGACGAATCAGAAAAGGACTGGATTATTTTTGAAACTTTGGAAGATGCTGAGGATGAATTAAAGAAACGCAAGGCAACGTATAAAGTATATGACCCACGTGTAAAAGGTTTGCATTATGAAATCCGCTTAATCACTTATCAGATTATGGAAGTATTTGAGGATGAAGAAGATAATACTATCCTTGATTGGGGAAACATGGTAAAAATAACCCCATTTGAAATTGAGGTGATCTAATGGACATAAAAGAGATACGGCAGCGTTCTGGACTCACACAAAAGAAGTTCGCAGAAACAACAGGCATACCCCAGCGCACCATTGTTGACTGGGAAACCGGCAGACGGAAACCAACAGAATATCTGGTAAAGCTGCTGGATTTCTATATGGAAAAGAACGGATGGTATAAAGATATATCGGCAAATTAAACACACGCACTATAAAAATGGGCAAAATAAAAAGGCCCATACCACCAATGCAGTATGGGCCATATTAAGAACATAAAATGCCGATTTTGTGTTCTTATTATTTAGCGATCGCCCAGGCACCTAATCCTATGGCCAATATCTGCCATAGGATTTTTTGTTCCCGGAGCTTCTTTTCTGTCTTTTTATGCTCATTGAGTGCCGCCTGGATCTCTTTCTGCGCTTCCAGCAAGTCCTGATCTGCTTCCTTCATCAAGTTCTCTGCATTCTCTGCAGAGCCTGAGAGCTCTTTCAAGCGATTCTGCAGCAGCTCGATTTGCTGACTCTGCTCTGTCAATTTCTTGTGCAGCTCTAGCGTGTATTCCTGAGAGAGTGTCAGCCTGTCCTGTGATAGCTTCAGCTGTGTCCTCAGCTTCTCTGAGTCCTGACTGAGCTGACTGTTGACTGTCTGAGATTCGCTCAGTGACTGCTTGGCTGCTTCTGTTGATGTTTTCGATATCTGCAGCTGACTGTATAGATTCATCAGCTCTTCTTCTAACATCTTCAATTTCTCGTTCTGCAGCTCTCTGGTGCTCTGAAGCTCTTGTGATTGATTGCTCAATTCGCTTTTCTGCTCCATCGTCTGACTGGATATCTCGGAACAATAACCATACTGCACCAACCAGCAAGCCGATAACAACCAGAATACAAACATTGCGGACAATATTCTTTTTATCTTCATTCATGCTGCCTCCTCCCTTTACTCTGTCCATCTGTAAGTGCCCGGACTATTGCCGCCATCACGTACATCCACATGCACAAAGCCATCTTCCGGATACATACCAATGCCGTCAAAACCTACTGCCTGGGCATACCAGGCGAGCTGTTCTACTGTGTGGCAGTGAGGATAATCAGGGACTAATACATCTGCAGCATTGCCCTTAACATGTTGCGAGTTTTTGGAGCTGCCAGGTGTCTCCGCATTATGTTTCTCACACCGATAAGCGCATGATAGCTCCAAAGGGCCTCCTATCATTTCACGGAGCTTGTCCAACATCTCCAACAGCAATGGGTTAACCTTATTCCCGCCGCATCCACAATGGCAGGAGGTTTCGCCTTTGCTAAAATATTTGCTCTGATATGCTACTGGGGCAGGCGCTTCCTCGCACTGTCCTTCCTGATAGTCAGTGATACCACGGGCAATGGCACTGGCAAAATCATCTACTTTCTCAGTAAGTAATACGGCGTCCTCGCCGTTGCTGATAAAGGCGAGCTCTACAAGCACCGCCACAGCTGATGTATTATTGAGAACATAGAGCCCGTTTACCCCTGGGGTCGCCCCCTTTATGCCCCTGTCCGTGGTTTTAAGTGAATTAATGATCTGGCTCTGGATGCAGTCAGCCAGTGCACTTCCATTAATGCTATGTGCATGGAACCATGTTTCGGTGCCTCGCGCCTGCTCGCTGGTGGCGGCATTACAATGAATACTGATAAAGATATCAGCCCCGGAACCATTAGATCTCTGGCAAACCTCAGATAAGCTGTCACTCTGGAGGCTTCCGACTACTTCCACGCTTGCAGCAGTAAGATACCCCTCCAGTAAATCCGCTACCTTCTTTACTACATCACACTCACGCAACCCAGTGTATTGGTTGACAGCTCCCGGATCTGGTTCACCGTTTGGAGCGTGCCCTGGATTAATGAATACTTTCATTTTTCTTGACCTCCCTTTTGTGGTGAATTGGAAAAGGCGACTCTGCAAAGAGCCGCCTTTCTATCAAACTCAATATGTCTTCACAAAAATGATAATGCCGGGCCACCGCTATAAAGCAGGTTGTGGCTTCAGCTAAGATGGCCCACGCGCGGCCATCAACCATGTGCTGCTCCTTTCTTTACCGTGCCCTGATTTTTGGCACGCTTTTTTTTCTGCTGTGAAAGCTGCTCCAAGGAATCTTTCAGGCTTTTAGGTATTGGCACTCCCGCCTTGGCCGCATTTTCAATAACGCTTAACCCTTCATTTGCAATGTAAAAAAATATTGCCAGCGTACATACCTGTGTCGTGCCCAAAGCTGTATCAACAAAATGTGCTAACGCTACAATAAATAAAATGTAGATTTTTCTGGCAATGCCTTTAAAACCTTTTTGACTATTGAGCGCTAAATGGGGATTAATGCAAGCCGCGAGAAATCCGCTTGCATAGTCCATCAGCATAAGCACCAGTAATGCTTCAAGAGCACTATTCCACTCGCCAAAGAAATAGCTTGACATTGCTGCTGGTACGCCGATAATGGCCCCCCACACCGCTTCTAGTCTCACAGGTATAAGTGATTTCAAAACTTCCAAAACGGCACCATTCATGTTTTTTGTCCCTTCGTCCATTTTTTGCTCCTCCTGACTTTTATATGACCGTCATCACGGCGGCGCTCTTTCCGTCATTTTTCAACATCTCCCATTACCATGTTTTGTGAACAATCCATATACAGCCTTCCGCCCCTAATGCTCCTATCGCGTCTGCTCCAATGTCTCCCCAATCGGCAGAATGTCTATCTGGGTGTCTGCTGTCGTATAATTCTTTCGCCCCACCGATAACTGCAACATTAAACAAAACTCTCTGCCAAGGTTTCCACTTGCAAAAGGGCTTGTTTTTCGCAAGGATAAGCCCTACTGCTGCACTTGCTCCGATGTGCATTTGTTTGTCCCTGTCAATCCCCCCTGCCGAACAAAAAGCCGGGGTTATAAAAAGCCCGTATATAATCACCATAAAAGCCGCAATAGCAAAATGAATGTTTTTAAGCATAATTATCTTCCTCCTTTTGTCAAAACAATAGAATCAAAAATCTTTTTCTTTAGGGAATATGAATCACAATTATCTAACATACCTTTGTAACTCATAAGGCTGCTTTTGAATTTACTAAGTTTGATTTTCCCTTCAGCAAATTCTTTTTGTAAGTGCTTTATTCCATGCTTCATTTTGATTGCTGATTTTTTACGCAGTCGGATATGAGTTCTCCACGCTCTATAACCGCAAAAATCAACGCCCTGTGTCAATGTCCGTATACAAGTTTTATTGTTCAGCTTCAAGGCCAATTCATTAACAATAAATTCATCCATTGCTTCCAAAACTTCCCACAATCTTTTCTTGTCTGTATCGACAATAGCTATATCGTCCATGTATCGGATGTAATATTTGCAACCTAATATTTCTTTCGCAAAATGGTCTGCCGCATTAAGATAAAGATTAGCAAACATCTGGGAAGATAAATTTCCAATGGGCATACCGACATTAGAAAGGCGCTGCCCGGAATAATCCCAATCGTCTACCTCAATCCCAAAATCATGCTCACTGCGTATAATGGTTTCTAAAAGCCATAATAAATCTTCGTCTTTTATAATGGCTCTAAGCGTAGCCATCAATACATCATGGTTAATTCGGTAAAAATATTTGCTGACGTCCATCTTTAGAACGTAAGCCTTCCCCGGCTGCTGCCTGATGTATTCTTTCAGTTTCTTCACTGCTCTATGCGCACCACCGCCAACTCTGCACCCGTAAGAGGTCGATATATACCGCTTATCAAATAACGGATTCAGCTGGCGGTATATTGCCCATTGCACTACCCTGTCCCGAAATGGCAATGACATAATCAGTCTTTTCTTTGGGTCATAAACAAAGAACTCATTATATCTGCCTACTTTGTAGGTTTTATAAATGAGTTCGTTTTGTAAATGTATTAAGTTTTCCTCAAGGTTTGCTGTGAACCTCATAACATCATGCCTGTATCGTTTACGCTTTCGTGCCTCCTTGTATGCTTCATACAAATTTTCAAAGTCATAAATTTTACTATAAATATTATCAAAACGTTTCACGAAAAAAACTTCAATCCTTACTTCTATATTTCATTCTGCCTATAACAACGATACATCTTTCGCTGTCAGCTACTAACTGCATCGTTCCGTTTTTATTTTTTTATTGCAGTATATTTCCCCTGCAATAACGGAGAATAACTCCTTTAATGCTTCTGTACTGGATATACCCCCGTAAGGTTATAACTTCTGACGGTGAAGTAAAGCGGAGCGGAAACCGATGTTGTCATTCGAGTTCGAGCGAACGTTGTTCAAATTCAGCGCGAACAAGCCCGCATGCGAGCCGTTGTTCCAATTGCCACCCGATAACGGGATACGTATACAGCTATTCCCCAATAATATTTTTATTTTTTTATTTTTCCGTGGCTTGTATCCAGCCGCCTAACATTCTACCTACTTCTTCGATTGCCCGCGATAATCGTTCGTAGCGTTTTGTGTTCATGTATCTGCGGCTATGTCCCATACGGATAAAATTTTTCAATACAAACAACTCTACATCAGCGTCCCTTAATGTCGTTTTCTTATAATATTTCTTTGCCGCCGTAACAATCAAGCGGTAAAAAGTTAATCCTGCTTGTTTCGTATCTGCCCCCAATAGATATTTTTCCGATTTCGGATATTGCTGTATTGCGTCATAAAGTTCATCTAGTAAATAATTTGTTTTTGTAACTATGGTTAGTTTGTCCGTTGTTCTCAACCCTTCAAAATGTTTTATATTGAATCTTTTTGTAAAGCTGGGGACGGGCTACCGCCCGCCCCCGGCAAAACACAAGTATTAAGGGTCAAATCTCAATATAAGCGGAGCGGAAACCGATGTGGCCACGCGAGTCCGAGCGAACGTCGTTCAAATCCAGCGCGAACAAGCCCGCACGCGAGCCGTTGTGCCAATGGCCACCCGATAACGGGATACGCTCACCTTCGGTGTTGCACCAGAAATGATCATCCGTGGTGTTGCCGGATGTTGGTGCCATAGCAAGCTGTTTGAGCGTGTTCGGAATTGTGAAACCGGTATTTGCGACAAGGTCTTTGAAGTTTCCATCAAAACCTTTTGCCGTGGTGCGAGCCGCGCCAATCTTCATACCATCGCCCATGTAGAAAGCGTTTGTATTTACCCAGCCGCTGACATTGTTTTCAACATTCGCGGTGTCAAAATTGTTCATAGCTACGCCGTCTTCGCCGTGAATGTAGATACGGCCATCAATGATTTTTGCGCCGTCGTTCCATTCCCAAATGTTGCCGCAGAGATCAGAAATGCCATACGGGGTGTTGTCGTGATTCCACGTCACGGGACCGCTGCCCGTAAGAGTGCGCGCGTCACCGCCCATTACGCCGCATTCATGCGTAGCGTCATAGGCTTTGCCGGAGTTCGTGTTGCCTCTGGGCATAAAGCCGTTTTTCTTGCACCACAACGCAATAGCCGCCCATTCTGCGCGGTTCATAATATGCCAGCCCCGGCCTTTTGCGTCGCAAGCGGCTTTAGCGCTGTCAAAGGTGATGTAGGCCGCTGGATCTTCGTGAGGCATGGAATATGCTTTTCCGTCCATGACAATATTCTGATATTTGGAAATCAGGATTTCCGGTACTTCCTTGCCATGCACGACAAAAGCAGGATGTACGCCTGTTCCTAAATCTGCATCTACATCTTCCATACGAAATTTCGGAATCACACACATCACGGACGGATTGCCCGCACTGTCATAAATCAGTGTGTTCTTGCCTCCCGATGCGTTTTCCAAGGCACGGCGTTCTTTGTCTACGATAAAGCTATACATGATAAATTCCTCCTCATTCTTCAACTTTCAACGGATACTGTACGGGATACAAATCACATTCGATATTATCTACATTCGGCGGCAAAATTCGTTTTGCCATGACCGGCTCTCCCTTTTCGCTGACTTCTCCCGTATCGTATATTTCCGTACGATACGGTTCGATGGTTAGTCTCATCAGTGGAGCTACGCCCTCATTAATGCAGATAGTTCCCATGTAGTCCTGACAAATATCGAAATCCACTGCAACATCACGCTGCAGTTCTTCGATATCCAGCGATACCACATTTTCGCCCTTCCCGATAAAGAGCACATAGCCCTCAAAGCGATAAGGGACATACTCACTTTTGCCCCATTTTTTAGGGTGTTTTCTGATAAACATAACTTCCTCCTTACGCCTTGGCCTGTACCATTGTCCAGTGAACCTTGATGTTATCCGCTTCGCCGATACTTTGAATGGTAAAGCCATAGTTCCTTTTATCTGTCACCCGCAGCTTGGTTTCCCGGCTGTTGGTAGTCGATTCGATGTTCAGTGTTACACTGTAATTTGTGCCTACAGCCGCATAGGGCAAAGACACCGTCACAGCCGGTGTTTTCCCGTAAGCTACACGATAATGGCTTTCTACCCGGCGAATATCAGCGAAGGTAACGGAGTTAAGATTGGCCGCTGTATCTCCTGCCGGTACAGTAATACGATACAGGCCCAGCAGCCCATCAGGAATTTCCTCGCCCACCTTTACCGTGTAGCTGCCGTTCACTTTGTCTACATAGGCATAAAAGCTGACTGCCTCACTACCAGGATTGGTGGGGACTGCTGCCACGCTGTCCTGCGTATCGGCAATGCTGATAAGCTGCCCGTCTATGTACAGCAAAGAATAATTCGCCGCATTATATGTGCCAGTCTTGGTGATTTTCACATTGCGCGTTCCGGCGATGGCATTAACCACGCCGCCGGATGCCACGAACTTGTTATAAATCATCGTTGTCCCCTGCTGAATTCGCTGATTTTTCCACGCTTCCAGTTCGGAGTTTGCCTGTCCAAGCTGACAAAGAATCTCTCTTTTTGTCAGTTCTTCAGTCTTAGCATCCGTTTCATTCTCATACGGCGCAGCTACCGGATAGATGAGATTTACATCCCCCGGCGCAATGACATCATGATAAAGCCCATCCGGGCGCTGCGGTGCATCTGTTGCACCATAGGCCGGTGCTCCATAGGGATTATCCACTGCATTATAAGCCGTCTGATTACGACGATGAACCCTGTACAACGGCAGGGCGTAAACATACCCGTCCACGCAGTTCATAGCCACGCAGGCGGCATTGGAACCATCACCGGCACGATAAACGCCGTCAGCCAGCTTGGCAAAGCTGTAGTCGCTGTCAGCATTTGCCCCGCCCCTGGCTTTTACCCGGCTGGTATCATTTACGCCGTCAGGATAATTCGTGAAATTAACATCTGTTACCGTTCTTAGATTCCAGCGGAGCTGAATACGGCGTGTTGTCTCCGCCCCGGCCACTTCATCCAACAGGTCATTGGTTAATGTTCCGGATTTCAGGCCGCCGTACTTGTAAACATTTTCATCGTCATCCTCGCGGGAGCCTGTCGGCGCCACCGATTCAAAGAAAACTTCTACATATGCCAGGTCTTCCCGTGTGCCGCTGTTGGGCGCTGCCGCAAAGACAATATCACTTTTCGTGTCACTGCGATTTGCCCCATTCATATGCACAAGCCAGCCCTGCATATTTGCTATGGCTTCATTCAGACGTATGCAGTTTTTGACGTTCGTTATGCCAAAGCTGGCCTTGAGTGCCAAAAAACCATCACTCAAAGTCTGTCTGATATGATCCGCCCGCAAATGGTTCTGAATCTGCTGTGCCAGATTGACCTCACTGTCCAGAATCGGCTTGGCCTGCTGGAACATCACCATGCTGAAGCTGCGGTTCTTCGGGCTAAGCTTGCGGCTTACACCAGTCGATACCGTAGCACCGCCATCCCATAACTCACGGGTAGTCGTGTCACCCTCGTAACGAATGATTTCTTCACTCATTGCAAATCCTCCTAAAGTCTTAAATATCCCATAACTGCATGATTATTGAGCAGCGTCCCTTTGGCAGGGTTGAATTTCTTCCCGTACACAGCCGGTACTACATGCTCTATTTCAACAGCCTTGGTTGTCATTTTTGCTCGGTTCAGCAGACTTCCGCCCGCACAATGCAGTACATCGCGCCATTTTTCAATATGCACTATTCTGCTGACCGTATCTTTTGTGCCAGTATTTGTCAGGAGTTTATGGCCATTCATGACCGCCCCTTTGAATACTTTTCGTGTGGTGGTATCCGTGATGATTTCCGCCGTCTGTATTCGTCTGCGTGCCGCTTCATTCAGGCAAGTCTTATCCTCTCTGTCGTTTAAGCGACTGGCAGTAAACAGCGTATCATTGCGGTATACCGTTCTTTCGGACGCGCTCGTGATTTCTTCATGTACACTGCAGTTCGTGCCTCCTTTAAAAAGTACGTCTGTGACTTCAACATCTTCTCCGACATCTTCGCGGGTTATGGTTGTTTCGCCGAATCCATTCAGCATAAACTTTGGCTTCTTGAAGCGCCGCCCGCTTTCGGTATGAGTTTCCTCTGTTGTCCAGGTTATCTGCTCCTTGCGGATGCAGTTGGTTGACTGCCCTCGATAACCAATAACCTCCCGCCAGTCCGGTACATGGTAGGTGCGTGATAACTGCTTTTTATTTTCATCATTGGCTTTCGGAGAGGCCCTGCTGTTTAACAGCTTGCCACAGAAAATATCCCAGATATCCGTAACATCGCCGCCCATGTCCATAGTGGTAGTTGAGAAATTGCCGCCACTGTTAAGTTTCAACTGGTTCCACAAGCCACGCTTGAACTCATAGCCGCTATGCTCGATTACATCTGTGTGGCTCTCAGTATATTCTTCCGCTTCACCTGCAGCATTCAATCCATCGTCAAACACCTTATATTCGATGGTTTCTGTCCAACGTTGTTCCGGCGTGATTTCTGTTGTCAATACCGGCCCTGCCGCATTCCAGAACATCTGCCTTTCAGCACGTGCCACACAGTAATAAGCGATATGAGCAGGCAGGTATTTGTCCAATGCTTCGTGCAAATCTTTCAAATATGCCTGGCTATTCCATGGAATATTGACGCCGATAGTATAGCGGTCATAATGTGGCGTGAATGTTGCGCCCTGTGGGCTGACAAACAGGTTAATGAGCGCCGTAACCCTTTCCGGGGTCATGGTACCAAGGCCCATGAGCTGGGCTATGATGCGTGCCCGGCGCCGTTCGTATCCTGCCGAATTATTGTAATCTACAGTAATACCACAGAATTTCTCCCAATGAACAAGACCCCATGTAGCTTTTTTAATGAAGAACTGGTCAATTAAGTCCTGAAGAACAAGTCTGATTCTTTCATGCTCCAGACTGTCAGCATCGTTGGTGGCCTTGAATTCTTTATCTTTGGCCAGGTATTCCGGCAAATACCGCAATATATTTACCTGGTCCTGCCGCATCCAGCTCTTATCCATTGATAATCACCTCGCTGACCACTGGCATTTCTTCAGCTCCGACCACGATATTGTTCGTCGCTCCGTTTACCAGCAGCCGCCCGTAATCCTTCACGCCAGTGGTTTCCACGTTGTCAAGAATCGCACGGCCAATCTGTGCGTAAGACACATAGATTTTCCCGTCTGGGTAAAGCGCCAGTTGGGAGATGTCGTTCATATTGAAGACCTTTTCCTTGAAATACTCTTCAATGCATGCCCTGACAGCCTCTGCATCGGCAGAGCCGTTGAGCACATCAAAAGATATGGATACTGGCAACGGAGTAGGTGCCGCTACCGTTAAGGTGGCGCCTATAGGAGCTTCTTCCATGACGTGGCTGTATACGCTCTGTATCAGCTCCTGACTTGGAGAGTCCTTATTGCTGTCAACGATAATTAGCTTGACTGTACCAGGGCCATTCCACAGTCTTATGCACCGCGCCGCCCCCACACCGGGAACCTCCGTGGCCCATTCGACATAGTGGTATGTGTTCCCGGATGTTGCTGGCATCCGAACCTTGTACAAGGTTCTTTCGCGCAAGGCATCGTCCTTTTCCTCATCATAGCCGTTATATGCTGCCGCTTCATTGGTAACAGCCGTCACGCCGTAGATGGTTACAGGGATATGCGTGATGGTTTCTTTCAGCACATTACCTGCAGAGCCTTTTTCCTGTGCTTCTGCTTTTACTGCAGCTGTCCCTTCAGCTCCAATAATCACCGGTTCTGTGGTTTCAAAGTTGACACCGTCTTCTGTAGAAAACAGGCTCCCACGTTTAACTACAGTTCCTACCGTGCCTGTAATCGTCAGCACCACTATTGCGGCTGTAGCGTCTTTGCGAATAACGCCATGTTCTGCCGCCTTG